TGCTGGTGTTGATGGTGTTGATGGTGCGTACTGGTGCTACTGGTGCTGATGGCCGTTGATGGTGCGTACTGGTCCACAAGGTCCGCAAGGAGAGACTGGTGCTACGTGGTCCGCAAGGTCCTGCTGGGCTGATGGAGTTGATGGGGCTGATGGTGCTGTTGGTGCTACTGGTGCTACTGGTCCGCAAGGTGCTACTGGTCCGCAAGGTCCGGCTGGTGCTGATGGTGTTGATGGTGTTGATGGAGGTGGTTCATCATTAGAAGCTGGAGCCAATATCGACATTACTGATGGCATAATATCAGTTACAGGAATCACAAATGGAACAATTGGCAACGAAGCAACAAATATATTTTATGCGGTAACAACCGATGCGATAACAATTGGGTACACAAATTCTTTTATCAATCCTTTTGATAATCTTGTTAAAACGAACACAGATTTGTTTAATTTTACTGATGATTCCAAAGTTACCATTTTAAAGAGTGGTAATTATAAAGTTGAATTTATGTGTGGATTTTACAACGTATCCACAACTAGATCAAATATAAGAGTAGGGTGTCACATAAATGGAACATATGATGAAACGTTTGGAGGACAACCAAGTTGTTACTTAAGACATTCAGATTTCGCACGTTATGGGTCTTGTTCTAATTCTTTATATTTTTCTCTCAATGCTAATGATACGATAGAATTAGAAAGCAGTGTAGACTTCGAGACCGACATTGGTTTTTATTCCAATTTCAATTCTTCTATTCAACTAATACGTGGAAGCAATATACTAATCACGTATTTAGACCAAAGTGGTTTACAAGGTGCTGATGGTGCTGATGGTGCTACTGGTCCGCAAGGCATACAAGGTATTCAAGGTGAAACTGGTGGAGAAAAAGGAGATACCGGTGCTACTGGTCCTGCGGGTGCTGATGGAGTTGATGGTGCTGTTGGTCCACAAGGTCCTGCTGGTGCGGTTGGTGCTACTGGTGCTGTTGGTCCACAAGGTCCTGCTGGTGCTGATGGAGTTGATGGAGTTGATGGTGCGGATGGTGGTATAGCAACAACTCTTGGGTATGCTTCACATTTATATGAAGAATTTGGAATATTTACATCATCCATAACAAGTTTAACACATACATTTGAGAACACTTTCAATGTCAATGGAGGAACTCTTATTTTTACTTTTGAAACAACCGCATTTAAACCAAACGGTGGGACATCTACAATTACATATCAAATATTAACCGCCAATAATGAAATAAGACACGTGTGTAATCATTCATTTACATTTACAACACAACATCATAGGAACTTTCTACCAAAAACATGCGTAGTTCCTGATTTAATTGAAGGTGAGTATAAAGTTCGAATAGTCAGAGAAGACATTTATTTTAGAGTAGATGCAGATTGTTATGTTGGTGGAATCGTACAAGAATTACCAAGATTATTAAATGAAACAATCCTCGTTTATACGCCTACTACAAACCCAATATTAAAAAATGCTGTAGCTTATTTTATAGATAATACACAATTATTACCGGATGGGATAAACTCCAACAAAAAAAGTGTAAATTCAATAAGTAATTGGGATGTTTCTGGTCTTACAAATTTTTCTAATGCATTTTATGTTGATTATTTTGATTTTAATTCAGATATATCCCAATGGAATATGAGCAACGCCACTAGCACTTCTGCTATGTTTTTTTATGTCAATCTTTTAATCAAAACATAGGAAATTGGGACATGTCAAAGAACGAAAATATGATGGTTATGTTTGCACAAGCTAATTCATTTAATCAAGATATAAGCAATTGGAATACGAGTAATGTAACAACCACAAACGGTATGTTTTATAATGCTTTTCAATTTAATCAAAATATAGGAAGTTGGAATTTGTCAAAAGTTACAAATATGAGAAGTATGTTTCAAGGTGCTACATCGTTCAATGGAAACATATTAAGTTGGGATACATCAAATGTCACTGAGATGGCGTATATGTTCAGCGGTTGTACAGATTTTTTACAAGATATACGAGTATGGAATGTGAGTAGTGTTCAGGTGAATTATCCGGGCGGTGGTTTTACTGGTATGTTTGAAGGTTGTACTCGAATGTTAAACGCATTTCCAGAATTAGCAACATCAGAGGGCATAGTAGAATGGTTTGCTTCAAGTGATGGAGGAACGTTTCTTAGTTAAGTTGTCTTTTTTTATATTGAATATATATATATGGCGTCTTTCAGACAACTTTTAACGTCGAGACAAACAGATAATACAGAAAATATTGAAGAAAATACCGCCAATATTGAGAGCTTGTTCATTACGACCACCGAACATATTGGAACATTAGCAAGTCATCAAACACAAATAGACACAAACGACAACGACATATTGGCATTACAAGGGAGGTTAGACACTGAAGAACCGAAGACATTCGCTTTACAATTACTTACAGCCAATCACACAAGTCAAATAGAGTCGAATGATGGTGACATATTGGCATTACAAGGGAGGTTGGACGCAGAAGAACCAAAAACATCTGCTTTACAATTGCTTACAGCAAGTCATACTAGTCAAATAGAGTCGAATGATGGTGACATTTTAGCATTACAAAATCAAAACAAGAGAATCTAAATACAGAATCCGATATAAGTATGAATAATTTGTCTCTAGAAAATGATTTACACATTAAGGGAGATTTAACTTTAGATGGTTCGTTTAATATCAATAATCTTATGTACAATAACACCACTATAAATAATGAAATCATTATATCTACACAATTAGATATTTCCAATCAAGGATTCGGTCCAGCGTTAAAAGTAAGTCAGTATGGAAATGGTGACACGAACCCAGTCGCCTTATTTGATGCAGGAAATGAAGGAGATGCTTTATTGATTGACTCGGTTGGAGACGTAATCATATATAAAAATTTGGCGGTTGGTGAAAGAAGTGTAAACCACGCATTCACACAAATAGACAATTTGGAATTACTCACTCAAAGCCATACAATTCAAATCGAGTCTAACGACGAGGACATCTTATCATTACAGGGTAGGTTGGACGCTGAGGAACCGAAGACATCTGCTTTACAAGAGCTAACTCAAAGCCATACAAGTCAAATAGAGTCGAATGATGGTGACATATTGGCATTACAAGGAAGATTGGACACAGAAGAACCGAAGACATCTGCTTTACAATTGCTTACAGCAAGTCATACTAGTCAAATAGAGTCGAATGATGGTGACATTTTAGCATTACAAGGAAGGTTGGATACAGAAGAACCGAAGACATCCGCTTTACAATTATTAACCGCAAGTCATACAAGTCAAATCGAGTCTAACGACGACGATATATTGGCATTACAGGGCGAAGTTAGTGGAAATACCAGTTCTATATCCGCTTTAGAAGAATCCAAACAAGACAACTTGACAGCAGGAACACATATAAATATTATCAACAATATCATAAGTGCAGAGTTTCCAGATGGCGAATATTCTAACACATTTTATGTCAATGATAATGAAGCAGGATTAAGTGGCTCGATACAACAAACACTCGACCTTATGGCACAACAAGAAGCCGTCGTATTGAAAATATCAGCGGGTTCGTATGGGATTGAAGATGTCGTAATAGACAATAAACGAAATATTGGAATACTTTGTCCATTGGTTGGAAATAGAACTATCACAGAATTAGCTGGAACAAAAACTTTAACCATAAGTAACTCTGAACGTGTACGATTAACTGGGTTACAAGTAAACGGGATGACTACTATTTCGGGGGATTTATTGAAACACTACTTTCATGGTATTAATTTAAATGGTGGTTTAACGATTAGCGGAGGTGGTTCAATCCTTTTAAAGAATGGATGATCATAAGTGATAGCGACATTATGTCTCTCAATGTCAGTAACTTCACAGGGATTTTATACCTATATCGTTGTAATTTTTCAAATGCCTCTACTTTTATATTGAACCCATCGTTTTCGTATCAACAGATCGTTATGATTGATTGTCAAGGAATTCCTGATGATGTAACTTCGTTCAACGCCACAACGGGGTCTTATTTGCCGATTGGTTTAACTGGGTTCTATAGAAATGGAAATCAAACCATAGCGAATTTGTCTGAGCGTTATTATACTCGTAATGAAACCCCGTCACAATTGAACGAACTAACCAGTAAAGATTATGTAGATAGACAACTGAATACGAAACAAGATGTTATTGAGGATGGGGATTTAAATATTTCGAATATTGCTGAATTACAAACTTCATTAAACGCAAAACAAGATGTTATCGCAGAAGGTGATTTAAATATTTCGAATATTGCTGAATTACAAACTTCATTAAACGCAAAACAAGATGTAATTGTGGATGGTGGTTTATCTATTGCTAAAACGGCTAACTTACAAACTTCATTAAACGCAAAACAAGATGTAATTCCGGTAGGTGGTTTAACTATCGCCAAGACGGCAAATCTACAAACTTCATTAAACGCAAAACAAGATGTAATTGTGGATGGCGGTTTATCTATTTCTAAAACGGCTAACTTACAGAGTTCATTAAACGCAAAACAAAATGTTATTCAAAATGGTGGGTTGTCTATTGCGAAAACAGCAAATCTACAGACTTCATTAGACGCAAAACAAGACGTATTGACGGCGGGAAATAATATCACGATTGATGTAAATAATGTCATTTCTTCGAGTGTAGACCAAGGCTCTCAAGGCGAACAAGGCATTCAAGGCGAAACTGGTCCTGCGGGTGCTGATGGCGTTGATGGTGTTGATGGTGTTGATGGTGCTACTGGTCCGCAAGGTATACAAGGCGAAACCGGTCCTGCTGGTGCTGATGGAGTTGGTTCATCATTAGAAGCTGGAGCCAATATCGACATTACTGATGGGATAATATCAGTTACAGGAATCACAAATGGAACAATTGACAACGAAGCAACAAATATATTTTATGCGGTAACAACCGATGCGTTAACAATTGGGGATACAACTTCTTTTATCAATCCTTTTGATAATCGGGTTAAAACGAACACAGATTTGTTTAATTTAACGGATGATTCCAAAGTTACCATTTTAAAGAGTGGTAATTATAAAGTTGAATTTATGTGTGGATTTTTTAACGTATCAAAAGGTAGAGCAAATATAAGAGTAGGGTGTCGCATAAATGGAATATATGATAAAACGTTTGGAGGACAACCAAGTTGTTACTTAAGAGATCAGGCATATGTACGTTATGGGTCTTGTTCTAATTCTTTATATTTTTCTCTCAATGCTAATGATACGATAGAGTTAGAAAGCAACTTAAACCTTGGGGACGAGATCGGATTTGATTCCAATTTTGATTCTGCTTTTCAACTATTACGTGGAAGCAATATACTAATCACGTATTTGGATCAAACTGGCCCACAAGGAGATACTGGTGCTACTGGTGCTGATGGTATTGATGGAATTGACGGTGCTACTGGTGCTACTGGTCCGCAAGGTATACAAGGTGAAACTGGTGCTGATGGTGCTGATGGTGCTGATGGTGCTGATGGTGCTACTGGTCCGACTGGTCCGACTGGTGTTGATGGTGCTGATGGTGCTACTGGTCCACAAGGTATACAAGGCGAAACCGGTCCGCAAGGTATACAAGGGGAAACTGGTGCTGATGGTGCTGATGGTGCTATTGGTCCGACTGGTCCGGCTGGTGCTGATGGTGAAGTTACCCTAGCCCAATTGAACACAAAACAAGACGTCTTGACGGCGGGGAATAATATCACGATTGATGTAAATAATGTCATTTCTTCGAGTGGTGGTGAGGGTGGTGGAGGAATAACCCAACAAGAACTGGACGATGGACTGGAGACGAAACAAGACATTCTGACCGCAGGGGCAAATATATCTATTGTAGGTTCAACTATTAATTCAGGAAGCAGTGCGTATTTTCTCTGTTTTTTTGAACCTTAATTATACAAACTTGATATTAGGTGATTATGCGAGATTTCCAGCAATTTCGTTCCAAAAACCTAATACAGGAACAATGGTTGAGCAACATCGTGGACATGCATATACCATACAAGAAACCGGATTATATTTGATTGGATACTCACTAACCATGTTGAATCAGGGAGGAACAACAGCAATACAAATTGTATATGTAAGAAATGGGGTTGAAAAAAGTATAACATACAATGGTATAACTATACCAACGTCTGAAAATAGAAGTATTATTTTTCCATTAGAAGCAGGTGACCTTATAGCTGTGAAATATAAATCAGGAAACGCAGGTTATCTAACGCTTTATGGAACACCGTCTACAGAAAATATACAGACAAATATGTATGGATACAGAATCGCATAAAAACCATTCCAATTTAGAATAATATTTATATATAATATGGAAAAAGACAAATTATCTATAATCGTTCAAGACCTTAAATCAAAACGAGATGCCTTGTCGTTGGCACACGAACAACTTAAAAAAGACAGCGATGACTGGAATAAATGTATCATCGTTTTGTCTCTCGTTACGGGAATGTTTGAATCTATGAAAATACAAATGGGATGGCAAAGTGATGCGGTCGCATTAGTTCCAATAGCTTTATCGTCCGTCATTGCGTCCGTATCGGCACTCATTAAGTTTAAGAAGTTTCCTGAACAAATGGAGGTCATTTTACAATCTCAAATGCTTTTAACGCATACACTCAACAACGCCCGAAACCAATCCGAAATGAACCCACAATTACATAAGGAATACAACAATGCTTTAGAAAAGTTAGAAATTAGTATATATCCCGATGTACGTCGAAAATATCTGAAAATATCGCACAATAACCTGATATCTATTGTGAAACAAGAAGTGAAGTTTTTCGATTTGCTTCAAAAAGCAAAGAATGGAGAACCTATGTCAGCCAACAGCAGTTTGTCGTCGAACGAAAACATAATACGAACGGACGAATATGAACTTTAGGTATATGGTGTAAAATCGCTCACAATATTGACCATAATATTGCGAACCATATCCGCCGTGACATTATTTAGGAAAAATCCCAACTTTCCGAAAAATAAAATCTAAACATATATTATAATGTTCGACAACCTACCAAAGAAATATTTGATTTATATGATATGCTGTAATGTAACCAACAAAAAATACATTGGCCACACTTCAAACCTCACGTCTCGTCTAGCGGTTCATTTAAGCACCTACAAAAATCAGTCGTGTATGTGTACATCCAAAGAAGTATTTAAAAGCGAAAATTATAATTGTATTGTTCTTGAGGATAATTTAGACAATAAATTGAAAGCAAAAGAGCGAGAGCTATTTTATATGGGTGTATTCGAACATAGTGTTGTAAATAAGAACAGACCAATGCTGGTTGATATGAAGGACTACCAAAAAGCATACCAAAAGGAATACAGAAAGAAACAACGGGATTCCACCAGTGACTCATAGTTTATCAGAGTTCATGTAGAGACAAATATTAACTAGGAAGGTATTAAAGATAAATGAAAAATTGATTTAAAATCTTACTATATATATAAGAATGACACATAAAAAGAATTACGAATACGTCAAGAAATGGCGTGAAAACAACAAAGAACTCAATTTACAACGAGCAAGTAAATACTCCACCAAATACTATTGTTTCAAAAGACAACAAACCCTTTTATTCCGGATCGACCCTCCCTATTTCTTTAGGGGTTTTCTTACTATAAAAAATCGCTGATTCTTTAGGGATTTTTTATATATATATTTATAAAAATTGATTTAAAAAAAATCTTACTCATATATATAATGAACAACGAAGAACCTCAATTCTTGAAAAACATCCCACACGAATACATTTTGCTACCTAAGATTAAAGGCAAAGGAAAAGATAAGATTAAAGGCATTGGTAAAAATTGGACATATGAACAATGTGAATATGAAATATCCAAAGACCAATACATCAGTTGTTGCTATTATTTAAAAGATACAAATTATGCAGTAGTCGATATTGACGACCCAAATTATACATTAGAACAATTCTATGAAGCCACCAAAATGGAAAAGAGTTTTTATACAAAAGGCAATACAAAAGGGTTCCATATTTGGATGGAGTTTCCACAAAACAAAAATGAAAGAATGAAAAAAAATATCGTTAATTGTTCCGATTTAACAGTGATTGACTATTTAGGAGAAAAGTATTTGAACGAGTTGGTAAAGAATGGTTCAAGGGCGAACACGATGACCCTTCTTATTTTGACCCCAGAAAGTTTTAAGAAATGTTTTCAGATGGACAAGTTACAAGAAGAAAAAAAACAACCAACCCGACGCGGGGGAACGGAATCCCACAAACCAACACTACCACCGCAGATGTAGGGCTTCTTCAATCGATTGTTAACATCATTGCTATTTCCTATTTGGATGACCGAGATGCTTGGATAAAAATTATATGTGCTATGAAAAAATGTGGTTTCACGGAAGAACAAGCAAGACAAACGTCTATGAAAAGCGAACGATTTACGGATGATGGTTTTATTGCGTTGTGGAATAGTTACTCTATTGAAAATATCACGGCAAGTGAAGGCACATTACGGCATTATGCGAAATTATCGAACAATGACCTATATTATAAGATGACTACTAAACCATTTTCAACAGAACCAACGGATAGAGATTTTTCTGAATTATTTTGGGAACTAGCAGGGGATTGTTGTATCGTATCTAATAGCACTATGTACCTCTACTATCGTAATCAGTGGAGAATTATAGATAAAGAAAGAACCGCATATTTTGCGAACAATGATTGGTGATACTATCAGAGAACATTTTGAGAAACAATTGGGTAATTTAAAAGATGATATGAAACAATATGCGATTACACTTAATCACCTGAAAGAAGTATGTAAGAAAATAAACTCAGTAATGTTTGTAGTTTTGTTAATGGATAAAATGTATAGCGAACATTGTGACACAGAAGATATATTTGATAACAAACCATATATATTTGCGTTCAAGAATAAAGCGTTTGACTTGAAGACAGGACTGCCCTATGACATCAAAAAAGAAGATTATATCACACAAAATACTGGTCGTGATTATGTTAAACCTACTGATGATCAATTAGCAACGGTTGCGAAAGTATTTAATAGTATCTTTCCTGACCCCGAAGTAGGTAAGTGTTATTTGAGTGTGTTAAGATTATCTTTGTCAGGAGAACACCCTGAAAAATTATTTATTGCGAATGGTCAAGGTAGAAATGGTAAAGGGCTATTGAACGAACTTGCTTTCAAAATGTTAGGAGATTATGCTTACAAACTATCTATTGAGGTTTTAACCAAAGAAGTCAAGAAACTGGTGCTAATCCTGAACTGGCCAATCTCCATAAATGCGTATGGTGGTTAGCAGCGAACCTGAAGACGGATGTAAAATACAAACTGGATTTGCGAAGAATTGACTGGTTGTTCTGAAATCGCTGCTCGTGGTTTATACTGTGGAGTTACTACAACTGTGTTGTGGATGGTCTTGATAATCGAATTAAACAAGAAACTATTGTTGAGCGGACGCATGGATACCAGCGTGCTGGAGCGTATCGTGGATATTCCTTTTTGAGAGCACCTTCGTGTCAAATCCTGATGATGTAGATGAAAGTAGAGGCATCTACCAAGGTGATTTAGTTTATAAGACAGAATCTTGGCAGGAAGAACATGCTTGTGCTTTCTTTCAATATATTTTGGAAAATGCTGAAAAGACATTGTACGTTCCTGAGCGAATTAGAAACCTATCCAAGCAATACGTTTTGGGTAGTGATGAGATGTATGGATGGATGATGGAAAATTATGAAGCAACAGACAATAGCGAGTATGTGAAGTTGAAAGATGTGTTTGACTTATACAAGGCAAGTGACCTATATTCTAATCTTACTAAATTAGAGAAGAGGAACCTCAACAAGAAAGCGTTCAGCGATTTGATTAGCAACCATATCGTCTTGAAGAAACAGTTCCGCAACGGAAAAATGAAGGTTAAATGGAAAATCTGTAGATTGTGAGCGGATACACGGGCTTAAACTGAAAGGTGATGAGTCTGACGACGAGGAATTAGGCCACCAACCATAAGCGGGGGAGAAAAGGGAGAAATCCTGCCCTTGATTTGACAAACTATTTACTAGACCTCCTCATGTAGACACTTTGCTATATTCGGGGCAGGATTTCTCCCTTTCCCCTTATCTTACTTATTTGTAACATTTGTAACTACCCTTTCTTCCTTTCTTTCTTTAGAATATATTCTATATTCCTTCCCTAATGATAAAAAAATAATGATGATGATAATAATAATGATAATGATGATAATATAAAAAACCTACGTATACTTCTTACGACAAAAGTCCGCAAATTTATTAGTAAGATAGTTTAAAGACAACCTACATATTACTCTATATGAGCTATGAAGAAGTATTTATAGCCAATATAATCCTTAAAATGAGGAAATATCAAAAAATCAATAAAGTCGAAGACCAATGTGTGACCAATTGCCAATATCTCTACGATTGTTTCAAATTCAACAACTTTGACGTTAATTTTTCAGTAAGACCTATATATGTCGTTTCTATTGACCAAGATACATTAACCCTTATGGGAGGACATGTGGTCGTAATGACACGAGACGCCTTGTTAGAACCATCGTATGATGTCCATACAATGAAAAACAAGAAATATTACCATAATATAAGCGACGTATTACGTGTGTATAAAATACATGATAAAAGCATTTTAAAAAAAGCAATAAAAGACCATATTAAATTTCAAAAATAGCAGATGAAATCAATAGCGGAGTTATGCTAATCGTCAGTAAAGAACATTACAATAAACAAGCAGATTATGTGGAATGTTTTTGAAGTTAAAACAAAAATACGGCGATTTTGTTCGAGTCGATAATGTATGTGTATTTAGGGGAAAATCGAAGACAGTTTGTGTAAATATTGATTTACATTTAATTGAAACCTCACCATAAAATATGATATGACGCATAAGCCGGACTATACGGTTCGGCATCTTTCCATTTTTTGTTTCGTTTCAAAAACTTTTGTCTCCTTTCCTCGTCTCTATGTTTAGTAAAATCTTGATAGAGAGATGATCCGAAATGGATTCTCTTGTCAGTATATGGATCTATCAACATATACTTTTTATTCTTTCGAGTCGAAAAGTAGATTTGAACCTCGTCTCCATACAAGTTCTTTGCTCGTTTTAACACCATATCTGGGTCGCTAACTTCATATATATTCATATATATTATACAAGAGTTTATTTTCAAAAACTTTTGTCTGTGTATAATATATATGTACATTCTATCCATAGTTCGCCACGATATCAATCACGGAGAAATGGATATATTCCTGCCAATGAAAGTACCTACAAGGTCTATGTGCGAAATAGCATTCACAGATGCGGTGAACGAAGACAAACAATGTTTATCGAGAGACTACGAAGATGATGAATTTGTAGAGAATAATTTTGAATATAAACACAGAATAGATGAACTCGACGGATTGCTTCATATCAATAAGCGTCGTACAACCGATTAATCATAAAAAAACAACCGATTAATGTCGTCCAAAATACAAAAAATCATAAACTGCTCGTCTAGAGTAAGTTCATACATATAAATTAGAGTTACTTTTAATTCTAATTTATAATTCAATTAAAAAATACGGCGAAGATGAATGGAAGAGTCGTCCCCAAGAAATTTGAAGTTTGGTAAATTACCTACACCACTCGATATAGATTGGTATAAATACGTCCCCGTTTCAGCGGTTGTCCCGCCAATCGTTACTTCTTCAAAGACGGGCTCTGCCAAAGTCACATAAGAGAGTGCTGAATCTTCGGTATTGTATGTATTATTAGAGCCACTTCCCGCTCTGCTAACCAATACATTGACTATACCCTTTTTATTCCCAATATGACTCCTAGCACCACCGCTGTATAGACCACATCCCGACGCTTGAAGTTCGTAAGACCCAGCATCAAGTCGTGAATTAATACTGAGAGGAGCTTTATACACGCCGACAATATCTCCGCTCTCGGATGACGCAATGGAACTACGATTTATTTCAACTCCGTCTTTTAACAATATAAGATGACACGCTCCCAATGCGGAATCTCCAATCACTGGTCCAGCGGAAACACCAGCATCTGAAAATCCACTTTCTGTGAAGCATTGAAATTGAACTTGGGCATTAAATATGGATCCATCTTTGCCGGAAGCTATGTCAAATGTATCTAAAGTAAAAGTAGTTAAAGAACTTTCAATAACATTTCCGCTAGTCGTGTTTGTGTTGGTTAGTAACGTATCATTCCACGTAAAGTCATCGCTCCATTCCATAGATTTAAAAGTGGAAGAAAAATCTGAAGTGTCACTTCCGGTAAAGTCTGTGGGTTCAGAAACACCATCAAATTCGGATGCTCCCATAACCAAATTAAACTCGCCTACATTATCATTAATATAAATTGGTTTATTGATGTAATATTTACCCGCTGTGTAGTTAGATGTCGTAGGAGTAGTCGACACGAAGGAATTCGTTACGTCTAAAACAATTTCTTGGGTGGTACTATCTTGGTCAGTATAATTCAAGGCAAACTTCTCGTGAACATTCGACAAAGGAAAATACGCTTGATCTGTTTTAAATTCAAAAGCAATCTCTCCTGTAATTAAATAAAAACCTGATTCAAGCATACTATCGTATTTTGCTACTTCTAAAGTGGTAGTTCCTGTATGTTCGTTGGTGTCTTCAACCATTTCATATTCAACCAATTTACCTCCATCAATACACCCATCACGAAGCGTTTTTAAAGTTCTCATATATACTAAGTTAAGATAAAAAAAGTAGTTACGTGTTTATAAATCCTTGCTAAAAGTCAATTTTCGTTGTGTGAGAACCAGTTGCGGGTATGATTTCATAATAGTAGTCCATCTACTTTTGACATTTTTTCAACTTTTTCAATTTGTTTCTTGTCAAGTCCTAAATAAGAGTCCAACAAGTATTTTGAAGATTTCCCCCCCATCGCATTCATAAAAAAGGTTACACTATGCGATTCGGTCAAAATAAGTTTGGTAGCTTTGCCGTTACAAGCCGTATGCGTCGTGTAAACCACACTCGTTCCAGTGTGCCTTCCTGTTGTGAGTGCTTTGTCTAATATTTCATACACTTTCTTTAAAATCGGTTTGCTTGATATACAATCAACGTCGTCGAATATGAGTAAACTATCTTTAAAATCGTCGATTGAAAATTGTTCTCCAACAAAGTCATCATCGTGTATTTTAAACCGCTTCACTTTCTTTATTTTGTCCAATACCGCATCATCACCAACCGACGAAAATAACATAACCTCATTTCTCGGATGCTTTTTTATGTATTGTTTTATGTATTCGGCACTATAATACGATTTTCCGCTTCCACTAGCACCAGTTATATACAATATGTCTCGTTCTTTGTTACTAGCAACTTGCTGAAATGATTGGTGTGGTTCTAAATCAATTGTGGTATATCCGTTACGAACTTCGCCATCCAGCTCCGGATCGGATAAATAAACAATTTGTTCCTTCTTTGTATTCCTTTTATCGATAATTTTAGCAATAGGATTACCAACGGATTCGAAATTCAACATTATATAAAGATTAGATTTAATTTTTATATGATTCTATGAAAAGTAATATAAACCTAACTAAAATAATCCAATATCTATGATTGAAATAACCAAAATAATGAATTACTTAAAAAGAACTAATCCGAAACTATTTTACGAGATAAAACAACTACAATACATCAAACAAGTTTAAAGTCCTTTTTGTGAAATGAATCGTTTGGCTTGTTCGTTGATGTTTTTTCAGCGTTCTAATTTGTCTCCTTAATAATGGTTTCATTTCGTTCTTCTTTTTCTTTTTACTTATTTCTTCTAAATCGTTCACTACTGGAAAAGCGGATATAGTTTCTTTAAGAAGTTGTAGACTTTCACGTATTTCTGTTAAATTAAACTTTGAACTATCCAACACCAACAACATCGTCTCTAAATCACTCTTACATCGGTATATGAGACCATTGGGTGAGTTAAAATATTCGAGCAAAAGTTCTTGTTTCTGTGGTTCTTCGTTTTTAAGTTTTAACAAACTAAACATTCGTTTTAATGCTTTCATATAATTTCCGTCTCGAACTTCCATAGCGTATTCATTTTTAATATTTTCAACGATTTCTTCTAGAGTCATAATAGACATATTTGGTTCTCCATCTAAATAAATGTTGTATACTTCTGTAATCTCAACAAATCGACCCGATACTAAAGCCACAATGTCCATTTTATCATCGACTTATGTCGTAACGCTTCTGCAAAACTCACACCTTGATTATTATTGTTCTTGATTTCTTCATACGTCCAGCGTAACGAAACACCATTTTTTTCACCACATTTTAAAGTCTGTAATGACTACATTGTCTGACCGCTTTACCACTTCAAATACGCTCTTAAAATGGTTATAAATCATTGTATCGCTTTTACCACTAACGTTTTCAAATAAGTCATAATCCGAATAATAGATTGATTTTTTGATAGACGCTGAACCTACTACATTCACTTTGGATTCGAGAGACATTAGTTTGCCGATACTGGCTACCACATTATTGTATTCTTTCATTATATAATATACCATAAAATAATAAAGGCTATGGTTCATTTGGGTTTAAATTAATAGACGACCGGTCATCGATGGTTGAACCCATATTCTGAATGAGGTTGTTTAATTCGCTATATTTCTTTTGGAGTCGCTTGAATATGACATCATACTTAGATATTTCAGGTGAAGCAGACGATACACTGAAGTTCTCTTTTATGGTTTGAGCGTCGCCTTTAAGTGCTTCTTGTAATTCACTATCGATTTCAATCGTCCATTGTGATAGTTTACTTTTAAATGTATTGTATAATGATTCAGTAAGTGGTGTCATTTGTTGAAGAAGATTCGCAATGGTTGAGTCGGATTGGCTTAGTGTCTTATATATGATATTTTGTTGAGCAACATCAGGTGACCCTAATTTTAGAGCCATTTGTTGGTTTTTGATAAAATCAAGGTTTTCTTTCAGTGTTGCTTTATATTTACTGCCTCTTACTGCACCAGCAAACTTATTGCTCCATACATCAAGAGCAATTTCAATTAGAAAACGTCGTTCCATTAGGTCGGGTACTTTATTCATCTCTTCCACTTCTGCCTCCATTATACTTTTCAATTTTGTTTGCCCCTCAAGACGTACAATTAGTTGGTTTTGAACTGCTTCTTTAGTATCAACATTATCCAGTTTGTATTGTGTATATTCGGCCTCAAGTTGTTGTTTCAAGAACGACTGATCCCCCTTGTTGTAGTGTTGTCTTTACTTGTAGTTGATTTGCTAAACCATAAAGATTGTTGAAATCGCTCAACCATTTAGACGAACCAGTGTCTTGACCGGACTTTGATTCTCGCTATTGTCTCGTCAGGTGTTTTTTTCAATTCTTTCATAGCTAAACGCTCAAACCGTTTAGCGACTTCAAACACGCTATTTCCATCCAAACTATACACAGAAGTCATATATATTTAGGCGTATATTTTATTTTCATAATATATAATGAAACAATTTACAGAAAACACATTGAATAAATCGCAATATGCTGACGCTATTAATTACTTTGTCACCAACTTTGATTTAGAGTCAGCATTCCCACATTGTAAAAATCGTCAAATACGCTAATCTTGAAAAATATCAACATATTTACGATTTACTCCCAAATCGAATAGATTTTTGCTTTATATTGACCGAATCCAAATACAATCAAGGTCATTGGACTGCTTTAATTAGGAACGATAACAAATTCGAATATTTTGATAGTTATTCCGACAGCCCTAAATCAATACTTGACTTTATCCCAAATTATATGAACAAACAATTGGGCAACAACTGGTCCGAGGATTTAGGAAAAATTATCAAAAGTATAAAACCAACAGACAAGTTTATGTATAACAAAACCGCACTACAACAAGAAATGGAAGGCATCAACACGTGTGGACGTTGGTGTATCCTTCGTGTTGCTACTTTTCTAAAAGAAACTATGGACAACAAGCAATTTGTCTCTTATATCAAGAAGCAACAACGAAAGGTAAAACGACCACTCGATGAAGTTATAACAATGTTGGTCTAATTTTTATATAGGATAATATATATAATGTCACGATGGGAATACGTGTATCTGAATTGTCTTATAAATAATATAGATAGTAACAGCGACTTTAACCACGAACCGCACCTTGTGTTCAATGAAGACAGAACTTCTCCGCTAATTACCAATTGTGAAAACTACGATATGAGCATTGCCAACTTTAAAGTGGATTTGAAGACATTGCCAGTGTTTATTCCAACGATAAAATACTCCGAGGATGATACGAATGAAAGCATTCGTAACCGAACAATATACAGTATCACCCTCGAATATGGTGGTTACGCTTCTACTGCTCACATTTACTTTGAACCCCAAGACAAAACCAACGGAACAACGCCTCCAAGGTTCAAGGGTGGATATGCTGATTATCGTTCAGGGTATTACAATCTGTACAACTATGAGTTTTTTTTCGTGTTAGTCAACGAAGCGGTGAAACAAGCATTTATTGGTCTTCAAAAAACTCTACTGGAGTTTGGTCAATCAAAGGATATAGGGACAGATATGCCTTATTTCATTTTTGATAAAGATACTGGTTTAGTGTTTTTAAATGCTCCCGAATTGACATTTAACGATGACACCCCCAACGATGTAGTCAATATTTACTTAAATAAACCACTTTATAGACTCTTCAATTCACTACCATTTACACACGAACTAACTACATTTGAGACTATGACCACAAAGGTTACCGCAAATGCTTATAAAATAAAAATGAGTGACTTCGGCAATGTCGCCGAGAACCAAGTCTTTCCTCCACAATCCGACGGAAACTATAGCATCGGTAAAGGTCAACTATATATCGGTTCTTCAAGATTACTCTACTCTCGATACTTGGTCACCAGTAGAGTCTATTGTGGTGACCTCAAATACGATACCCGTTCAAAGTAGCAACACATCCGCAAACCATAGTTTTCAAAACGGGTCTGAAACCATAAGCGGTTCTAGCAACATCGTCGAACTTGAACTCTCAGATTTTAAGGCAGGGACACCTATCCCCGGGGTCATTTACGAACCATCTTACCCACGATGGATTAATATGCGAAACCAAAGCGAATTATCCAATATCAATATTGAAATGTATTACCGAAGTAAATTAGACGGCTCACTAATCCCAATCACTATATCGTCGGGTGGAACATTTAGTATAAAATTGGTATTTAGAAAGTTAATGTAGAAGAAGTTTAATCGCTAATTGCTATTTTTTATCTTTCTACAATATATAATGTCTAGCGAACTTTCTACCTTTCTAGTCCAAGATCCACGTATCAGTCGTATCACCAGCGATGTTCAAGTTGCGGTGAAAGATGGTCCGGCTTCGAGCGTGGTCCAAGGCTACCCTACTAACTCGAACAGCTCGTCCACTACCCTTTTCAATGTCAATGTCCCAAGCGAAAACACTCTTGTAGACCGCAACCTTCGTGTCCAAGGTACGATCCAATGTGTTATGGAATTAACTGTAGGCACAACTGAGATTAATGTCGATACTTTACAAATTGTACCATCTGCTTTTCCCTTAAATCAAGCACTTCAATCGGCATCTCTTACCCTTAACAATGCTAAAGTCTCGGTTCAATCGGCGGATATTCTCAACGTTATAACGAAACAATACCATCAACGATTTTTAAGCAAACACATCCAAACTACTCCATCTATGGTAGACAAATATTACGCCAAAGCGGTCGATGCTATGTCGGAGAACAAACCCTCGGCGTGGGGTGCTGGTGTTGAATCTGCCGAAAAAGACAGCGACACCGCTGGTCGTGCCGACTCTAGCATCAGTTACGTTGTCTACACAAGTGATGGTGTTGCGGTTGCCTCAGGAACTAACTTGGCTGTCGCTACAACCTATTATGTAGAAATCTCTCTTGATGTGAATGAACCCATATTAGGAATGCCAACTCTTGAATTTAAAGAAGAAGAGTCGTCTTATTTAGGCATTAACAACCTCGAACTTGTGCTTCAATACAATGACTTTAAGAATGTATTTAATGTAAACAAAGAACTCGTATTGTCTTTCTCGAGTGGAGTTAAATTTGGAACTCAGGCGTCCACTCTTTTCTTGAAAGATGACGCCCGACTTATGACTCGGTATATTAGTCTTCATCCATCCCAATATGCAAAACTCAATGCTAAAAATATCCTTCCATATGACGAATTTGTAGCCTACAAAACAACCCTTTCTCTTCCGTCGGATGGTGTAGGTGTAAATGGGGCTATGACGAACGTCATTTCTATGCGTCAAGTGCCTGACAAGATTTACCTTGTGGTACGCCCTCAATATCGGTCACAAAAAGCATATTGGTCAAATAACCTCAGCTACCCAATCTCTCAAGTTAATATCACTTTCAACAACAAAGCGGGACTTCTATCTGAAATGGATGCTTATTCGCTTTACCAAATGTCTCGCCGTAATGGTTCTCAACAAACTTGGAATGAGTTCCGTGGCGTGGTTCGATCTGGGAACGGAGCGAAATACACTTCTTTAGGAAGTATTATCGTCATCGATCCAGTTCGTGATTTAGGATTGAGCGATATGCTTTCGAGTTCTAGTCTTGGACAATTTGGTTTCCAAGCGATTGTGACTACAGAACCAATGGAAGGTATTGCTAACTCGGCCTTAGCCAATATTGAACTTTGTGTTCTTGCGAACTATGGTGGTGTAATGATTACTGAAAGGGGATCGAGTGCGACGATGAGTGGATTACTCACCAAATCAGAAGTATTAGAAGCGAAAAGAAAAAGGAACTTCCAAAATCGATTATGAAGATGTCGAAGCTATGTCGGGCGGTAATCTTATGAAGAAAGGCGTGACCGCTCTCGGCGATGTGCTAAAACGCAACAAAGGAGCAATCAGCAAAGGAGTAGCCTCAGCGGTAGAGTCGGCTATTGGCGGAGCAAAAACGTCGTCGTATTCAACGTCTGGTGGTTCTCGTCTCTCCAAATATATGTAAGCATTTAGTCTCCAACACATTTTTTTTATCTCAATAGATATTATATGGAGTATACGAATGTTGTGTCTAGTCCACTTGTAGGAATTTCAGGTGGTAAATTAGACAAAGAAGTAGTGAGAAAAGTGGTTGAACATCTACCGCTAACCTCAGCCAACAAAAACGATTGAAGAAACTTGAAGCATTACATGGTGCTGGTTTTTGGTCTGATTTTGGAACTGGGTTTAAACAAGGAATCAATGACGGATTAGATGTAGCAGGTAAAGTCGCCGACGTTGGTATGAAGGTAGCCCCTTTAATCGCAATGGCTGGTTCAGGTAAAAAATCGGAACTGGACAAAGCAAAAGAATCACTTAAGAAGTATGTCAATCGAGAACGAAAAACAATGCCATCTAAAAAACATTTAGCTCTTCTTGAGAAAGAAGGTATCATAAGTCAGAAGTCTGAAGGTGGTAACGTCTTTAAAGATATTGGTAAAGGTGTTTCGTCGGCCGTAAAAACCACACGCAAAGCGGTCAAGAATCCCGCTGTAAAAGGTGCTATTATGACTGGTACATCGTTGGTTGCACCAGAATTAGCTCCAGCCGTTGGATTAGCACTTTCCGCAGCTGGAAAACCAAAAAACAACCCAGTGCATGGATTCAGTTTGTTTTAGAATTTGCTAAACAAAACGGATTAAAATACGGAGACGCTCTGAAAAAAGCCGGTCCTGCTTATCGAAAAATGAAAGGCGGTTCATACCATATGGCTGTTTAATCGAATAATATATTTCCTAATGGAAATGTATTATTTTGAATTATCATTTCTTAATATAATTCTGAGTCGGAGA